GCATAATTTTAGTTCGTCTAGTGGTGATGTATTTAAACTAGCTCTATATGTTTCCACTGCAACTTTGAACTCGGCAACAACTTCTTACACTACAAGTGGTGAAGTAGGTGCATCGGGTCAATATTCTGCAGGAGGAGGAACATTAGTAAATGCTGGTACTTCAATCACAACTGGTACAGCAAAAGTAGACTTTAACAATTTATCATTCACAGGAGTTACTCTTACAGCAAGAGGTGCTTTGATATATAATACTTCAGCAACTGTAGCTAACGCAGCTGTTGCAGCATTAGATTTCGGTGGAGATAAAACAGCTACTTCTGGAACATTTACAATTCAGTTTCCAGCACCAACTAACAGCTCAGCGATTATTAGAATCTCTGGTTAATAGGAGTAATTTCCTATGGCCAATTCTTGGGGCGAACTTAGTTGGAGTACTGGCGCATGGGGCGAGCAGAATGATATTACTGCTTCCTTAACTGGTATAGCTTTAACTGGAACATTAGATTCAGTTACTACTGCTATTGATGTAAGTCCAATACCAAATAGTTTTCCTTTAAGTTCTTCTAGTGGAAATATTTCTCCTATAATAACAGTAGATACTTTTCCTATTGGTAATTCTTTATCTATTGTTGAAGGAAATTTAGACGCAGATCCAGATGCAAATATAACAGGAATTCAATTAACTGCTAATTTAGGAACAGGAACTCTTGCTTATAATTTAACTGGATGGGGAAGATATCTGTGGGGAGAGTTTATTTGGAATGGGACAGGTATCTGGGCAAATGTAGATGTAACAGGAATAGAACTTACTGCTAATCTTGGATCTATTATAGAAGTAAATGGATCAGCAGAAGTAAATTTAGTAGGAAATTCTTTATCTATTGCTGAAGGAAGTTTAGATGCTAACCCTGATGCAAACCCCGTAGGAATACCATTAACAACAAGTTTAACAGCAGTTTTTGCATTTACTGATGTTGATGTAGATTTAACAGGAATAGAATTAACAGCTAACCTTGGCTCTATTGCAGAAGTAAATGGAACAGCTGTTGTTGATATTAATGATCCTACGGATGCATTCTCATTATTAGCACAAGAAGGATATATAGACGCAAATCCAGACGCTAACCCTGTAGGAGTAGCTATGACAGCTGCTTTAAGTTCAGTGACCACATTAGCAGATGCTAATGTAGATTTAACTGGTTTTGCTATTACATCGTCATTAGGAACAGCTGAATTAACACCTAGCAAAGAAGTAGATCTATCAGGTTTTGCTTTGACTATGGTGTTAAATAGTGTTGATTATGACGCCGATGGTTTTGTAGAATTAACTGGAAATTCATTGACAATTTCTGAAGGAAGGGTATATAACCTAATATGGAATGAAGTAGATACCGGCACAGTCGTTCCATGGACAGAAGTTGACACGGCCGCATAAATGATTAATATAATTAAATAAGGAATAAAATTTATGGCATCAAGTTATTCAACAGATTTAAAACTAGAGTTAATGGCCACTGGTGAAAAAGCCGGTGAATGGGGTACGATTACTAATACTAACTTAGTTATTCTTCAACAAGCTATCGGTGGTTATCAATCCATTACATTAAATAACACTACTGGAGCAACTTTAACTTTTACTAATGGTGCATTATCCGATGGAAAAAATGCAACATTAAAATTAACAGGAACATTGGCAGCAGATGTTAACGTTGTTGTTCCAGATGGAATTGAAAAAGTTTATAACATTGTAGATGGAGTAGATCATGCTGGATATCAAGTTACATTTAAAACTTCTTCAGGAACAGGAATTAAATTAGCAGAAGGAAATAAATATGTTTTATATTCTGATGCAACTAACGTAGAAAAAATTTCAGAACAACAAGTATGGAGAGCAATCACTGGTGCAGAAACTGTTCAAGCTGGTGCAGCTATCTTAGCTAATACCAATGGTGGAGCATTTACTTTAACTCTTCCAGGTTCACCTGCAACAGGTGATCAAGTTTCTGTTATTGATCAAGGGTATGATTTTAATACCAACGCTTTAACCATTGGAAGAAATGGTTCAAATATAGCAAACTCTGCAGCCGATTTAACAATTAATACACAAGGTGCAGGATTTACATTAGTATATTCAGGAGACGCGACTACTGGTTGGACTTATAAGGAGAAATAATCCATGGCTAATTATGAAGCTACGAAATATGATTTCTCTGGAGCGAGTTTAACAGGAGTTGAAGGAGTTAATACCGGTCTTATTGTTCCTTGGGGAAATAATTCTACACCATCAGGGTTTTTAGATTGCGATGGAACTGCTGTAAGTAGATCTACTTATGCAAATTTATTTGCTGTGGTGGGAACCACTTACGGAGCAGGAGATGGATCCACTACTTTTAATGTACCCGATCTAACAGATAAAGTTGTCGTAGGAAGATCTCCAACTAAAGCATTAGCTTCTTCTGGAGGAGCCAATGCAGTTACAAACACTGGAAACGTAACTGGAACAGCTGGAAATACCACTTTATCAACCCCTATTATTGCTAGTCATAATCATCCATCTGGTAATCTAATGGCAGGGGGAGCTAATTCATATACTGGAGACAATGAAAACAGAGGGTATACTGGTGGAGGTACTACTTCCAGTGGGAGTACTGGTGGAGGTGGTGCACACGATCATTCTTTAGCTGGAACTTTTTCTGGAAATTCGGATAGTGTTTTACAACCTTACGCAACAGTTAAATATATTATTAAAACTTAAACATTATGGCAAATTACGAAGAAACTAGATATAATTTTGACGGAGCAAACCTTACGGATATAGAAGGGGTTAATACAGGTATCATCTTACCTTGGTCTGATTCTACTGCTCCAGTGGGTTTCTTAGAATGCAACGGATCTGCTGTAAGTAGAACTACTTATGCAAATTTATTTGCTGTTGTTGGAACTACATGGGGAGTTGGAGATGGATCTACTACTTTTAATTTACCGGATTTAACAGATAGATGTTGCGTACATAGCTCTCCTACTAAAGCATTTGCAACAACAGGTGGTGCCAACTCAGTGCTTGTAACTGGAAATGTGGGAGGTTCTCTTGGGGACACTACAATTTCAATTCCTACTCTTGCTAGCCACACCCACAGCGTAGGTTTACCAAGTAACAACAGTCCTGGTTATACAGGAGGAACACCAGAAGGTGATATACAACCAGGGGGGAGTACGGGGAGTACGGGAGGTGGAGGTTCACATTCTCATCCTTTTTCCGCTGGATTTACAGGGGATAGTAAATCTGTATTACAACCATATTTAACAGTAATGTATATAATTAAGACATAGGAATTTATTATGGCAAATTACGAAAACACAAAATACGATTTTGATGGTGCTTATTTAACTGGTGTGCAAGGGGTTAACACTGGATTAATTCTACCGTGGTCGGATTCTTCTATACCAAGTGGATTTTTAGAATGCGATGGAACAGCAGTAAGTAGAACTACTTATGCAGCGTTATTTGCTGTGGTAGGAACTAGTTATGGAGTAGGAGATGGATCTACTACGTTTAATTTACCTGATTTACAAGATAGAGTATGCCAACATAAATCTCCAACAAAAGCACAATTTTCAACAGGAGGAGCGGATACTGTTGCTGCAACGGGATCTTTATCTGGTGCAACTATTGGAAACACAACTCTATCTACACCCCAACTACCTTCTCATTCTCATACTGGATCCAATATGGCACAGGCTGGACAAGGAGGTAGTGGTACAGGGTCGGGAGCAGGGGCTTCTGGGAGTACTGGTGGAGGTGGTGCACACAGTCATCCTTTGGGTTCTTCTAGTTTTGTAGGAGATGCAACTTCTGTCTTGCAACCATACCTAACTTTAGTGTATATTATAAAAACATAAGGAGAAAAAATGTCAAAACACGGAACATGGACTGTAGTATTTGCAGACCAAATGATTATTAAGAGAACAGGAGAATTTGATACAAATACTGCATTGGGCTATCAATGTGGAGGAACGGATTTTTGGTTACAATCTAAGTTTTCAGATTTACATGCCATACAATTTACTGATGATAATATAGATAACGATCAGGTGGAATACAAAGATTCTAGACCAAATAGTGGTTATGATGCTTCTTTACTTGGAGATTTTAAACAGTTTATTGATTTATGGGATTCAAAACACCTGTCTGTTTTACAAGAGGCATGGGATAAGAATGTAGTGGTTACTGGGGTAAATGAGGTAGGTGAAGATATTTACGAAACAACAGAAGCTAAAATAGCACGATTAGGGGAAAGACCAATTAATTATACTTCATAGTTTTTATGGACATACAGAAAGCAATAGTTAAATTTGACGGGTTATTTAACACCTGTTTAATAGATAGAATTATCCATTATTTAAATTTTGAAAAATCCTTACCCTTAGCTACTTTTGGTGGTGATACTGAAAAAATAAGAAAAGTAAAAGGATTTTCTGTCGAAAATAAATATCATACACATGTAGATAATAAAGATATGACTAAACATATTTTATTTAATTTCATTAAACAATCATTAAAGATACCACTGTTAAATTATACAGTGAAATTTAGAGAATGTGTTTATGAAGATATCGTACAGACTGATTTTTTAATATACGATGTAAATGGTAAATATGAAATACATGTAGATGATTGCCCTAAGTCTACTCGAAGATTAAGTATCATAGTTAACTTAAATGAAGGTTATGAAGGAGGAGATTTTATATTTTTTGACCCTATTAATAAAAAAGATATAATTCATAGGGAATCTTTAAAAAAAGGAACTGTATTAATATTTCCCTCTAACTTTTTATATCCACATAGTATAGAACCAATAACTAAAGGAACTAGGTATAGTTTAGTGTCATGGGCAAAATAAAAGAACAGAAATACATATTCATTAAAAAATTTTTAATTGAAGAAGAGTTAGCCCTGTTACAACCATGGTGCAAACAACAAGCCTTGTCTTCTATTGTAAATGACTTTCAATCCCCATATAGCCCTTCTTTCTATGAGGATACCTTGTTAAAAAATTTACTATTATCTAAAAAGAAAAAAGTGGAGGAAATATCTGGGTTAACTTTACATGAAACATATGTTTTTTGGAGAGCCTACATCCATGGGGCTATGTTAAAAGATCATGTAGACAGGCCTTCCTGTGAAATTAGTTTAACTGTAAACATAGACAGTTGTGGAACAAAATGGCCTATACACATGGACAACAATTGGATAGATATGGATATTGGGGACGCTGTCATGTACTTGGGGTGCGATATAACTCACGGGAGAAAACTATTTGAGGGAGTATATTGTGCTCAAGCTTTTTTACATTATGTAGATGCTGATGGATTGTTCAAAGATTTTAAAGGAGATAAATATGTCAAAAAAACAAATATATAGCATAGATAATTTTATAGGGATATTTGATAACTACCTCCCCCCTATTGCAATAGATAAAAGTATTGAATGGTTTAAAAAAGAAGATAAACAAAAAAATTCTTTTGATAGATTAAGTCAAGGGTGCACCGAAAATTTTAAAAAAGATACTTCGGTAGCATTACATTTTACACAAAACGATGGGTGGCTGCAAGAAATCCCAGGGTTAGTTGAAAACCTAATGTTTGCGGTAGGGATTTATTTGGAAAGAGTGCCTTTAAAAAGTTATTTGAAATATGAGGATTTAGAATTTAATGTTATGAAAATTCAAAAAACACTTCCAGGAGGTGGTTATCATATATGGCATGTAGAGGCGAGTGATAATTTAGAACTGTTAAAAAGAGTACTTGTTTTTTCTATTTATTTAAATGATGTAGAGGATGGCGGGGAAACAGAATTTTTATATCAAAGTGTAAGAGTGAAACCTGTTAAGGGAAGAATAGTTATTTGGCCAGCTTTTTTCCCTTATGTACACAGGGGAAATCCCCCATTAAAACATGAAAAGTATATACTTACTTCTTGGTTAAGTGGTAGGTATAGAATTACTTAATTTGTCGGATTCTAGTTCATTAATTCTTCTAAACCCATCATGAAAATCAAAATTAAACACTACGTTTATTCTTTCCTTTTCAGACTCTACGGGATCTGTCCCGTGAAACAAACTTGGTGGGGCTATGATCCAGTCGCCTGGTTTAGGTGTAAATTTTATTTCTAACTCTGGAAAAATTAAAGGTGTTCCTTCGGTTAAATACAATATACCATGGTGAGAACTATGGGTATGTAAGGCCACTTGATCTCCTTTATTTAAACAATTTCCCCATGCGTCAATTACCTTTAATTCTTTACCTAACAACAGATCTGGGGCAAGTATATGTCGGTGTTTATCTATTATTTCAGTGAAAAATTTACTAAAATCAATATCGTGGATAAAAAACTCCCACTCCGTCATCCCACCACGCACATAAGTAAAGTTAGAAGTTTTTTTGGATAAGTTATTTTTAATTTTTAATTTTAAATTATGAAGTATATGTTGTTTAGAATAATTCCCGTAAAGTAAGGTAACTGTTCTTGGGTAGGTTATTGAAAAGGAACTGATTGTTTTTTCTGATATAAATTTACTATTCTGCGTTAATTCTATCATATTATTTTTTAGTATAACAAATTTTAAAATACTGTCTAGGGTTGTGTATTAGGGAATGTTTAATCTCATCTAAAATAGAAGAGGGATCGCAGGAGTTTTCCGTTAGTTCAAAAGGGCTACTTTCCTGTTCTTCTACCAATGGAGCTATGTCTTTTAATTTCAGTGAAATTCCAGAGCCTACATCAAAAGTACCCCTAGGTAACTTTTGTTTAGACAGTTTATATATGATTTCACAAACATCTTCAATATGAATAAAATCCCTACTATGTCCTTTACTAATATAGGTTAGTTTATTATTTTTAAATTTATATCCGAATAAATCTTCTTTTCCAACATAAGTATCTGCATATAAATTAGTAAGCCTTAAAACAGTTCCGTTGCATAAAAAATCTTCTGCTACTCGTTTGGTAGTGGCGTAAGGATTTAACCACCATTGTTTGGCTGCAGAAGTAGAGGTGTAAATAGTAGGTATGTTGTATTTAAATACTTTTTTACTTCCCATTACATTTGATTCCCAGTATTTTTCTGGGTGATGGATACTTTCTCTCACCCCTGGTTTAGCAGCAAGATGAATAATTAAATCACATTCACTAGGGGGTTTAAAATTTAGGATGTCTTGTCCATTTTTTAAATCAAAATTAGTTACATTATTGAAGTATTTAATTAAATGAGACCCTAACCAACCCGACCCTCCTGTAATTACTATCTTCATTTTAAATCAACGGTTATGGTAGACTGACCCCAGTTACTGGGGAACATGTTAAAAGTAACGGTGTACCTTGGATAATCGTTTTTATTAGTATTGGTTAAATGAAGTAATTTCGCAGGGAATAAAAGGACTTTATTTTTAATACTTTTTTGTTTATGTATAATAAAAGGTTTAAAACCTTCCACTAAAGGATTTCCTTCTACATCATACCAATGTAAATATTTGAATGAAAAGGTAGATCCCATGGAACCACCTACTGTTCTAGGAGGATATATGTTAACCCAGTTATCCATCCAATCGTTAAGACGATAAAAGTAAGTCTCGCAGTCACAGTCGTTTAGATACCAAACAGAACTAAACACCGCATTTGCGTGATCGTGGGGAGTATGCCACTCGCCTTTTTTTGTAACATTCGCATGGGTATTTACTATTTTAAATTCATTAATAGTAAATTTTAATTCTTTTATTAAATCGTTCATTTTATCTTTAATGACGCTATGGGCTTGTTTAAATATATCTTCTTTGTGCAAGGACATGCTCTCAGAACTTTGATTGGTCCTTTGCAATGTTTTCTTATATTGAATATCTTTGACAAAGTGTAGTACTTTATTAGTTATTTCTTCTGGCATATCAAACTCGTAAATATACGAAGGCAGTATCTCTATTTTTTTCATATTCTATGTTTTATAATACCTGTATTAAATATATCTTTTCTATTGGTAATATAGTTTATTTTATTAACTAACGAAGGTATGGAGGCACTGTTATTTTTATGTTGAAAAAATTTAGGTAAGGATAAGTTGTTATTATTTTGTTGACCACAGTGATCAAATAAATCACCAACATTAAATAAATTTATATTATGTTTTGTAAAAAACACAGAGGGGGGTAAAAATAATTGATCTCTTTTTTTAAATTTATTCCAGATATTCCACCAGTAATTGTTTATTTGTTTTGTTTTATTCGAAGTATCTCTAATTAAAAAACCACCTAATGGACAAAAATGTTGGTTAAAATCATAACCGAGGTATCTTAAATACCGAGTTATTGTTGTTGTTTCTTTGTCATCTGAGCAACAAAACATCCAGTCACATAGTTCATCTAAATACGTCTTTCTAAATGGGTGTTCAGCAACATTAAAAGAATTTTTATCCAATAGTGATTTGATTGTGTTAAAACTACCTGGTTTTAATAGATAGTTAAAATCCACATATATACTAGGACTATTAAATAATTCATGGGAAAGAATTTTATATTTTCTTTGATCCTGGATTGGATTATCTGAGATAGGTATGTTAATAAAATTCCATTTCCCATGTTTGTTTTCAATAGGGTGTGTGTGAAAAAACACGTATTCTATGTTTGGATCAAAATAATGTTCCTCTGGTATTATAGGAAAATTCCCTATCAAACATTTATATAAAATCATAGAGCGTGTTTAGTTTTAAATGCTAAAGTAATTCTAGGAACATTGGTTCTAGGACTATTTCCTTTATGTGGTTTAGAAGCATCAAAATAAATTAATCTATTAAATTTGTATTCATATTTTCCTTCTCCTTTAATTTCAAAATGGCCTTCATCGGATTGAAGTTTTTTTGAAGACATGTATAAAAAAGTAACGTCTCCATCATCAGAATGCCACCTACCATCCATATTTTGGTATTGTAAATTAGTGTACACTGTTAACATATGGACTTTTAATAATTTATTTAATTTAAACAATAGAAACTGGATTAAAGGAGTAAAAAGTACTTGTCCTTTCAATATGCAAGAATCATCCTCCATATTAGATTTATGCCCTGCTTGATATAAAATAGTTTCTTCTAAATATAAAGATAAATAATCCGCTAAATCTGGTTCTAGCCAATTGTCTATAATTACGGTTTTCATACACTTCTTTCGTACATTATTTGCCGTTGTACTTTAGCAAAAGTAGCTATATAATGCAAGATTATGCCATTAACTAAAGTAGCATTTAAGCCAGGATTTAATAAACAAGAGACAGCATCAGGAGCCGAAGGGCAATGGATTGATGGTGATTTTGTAAGATTTCGCTATGGGCAACCTGAAAAAATAGGTGGTTGGCAACAATTAGTTTCTACTACATTAGCAGGACCAGCCAGAGCACAGCTTACTTGGACAGCTATTGATGGAAAAAGATATGCTGCTATTGGAACCAATAAACTTCTTGTCATTTATTACGAAGGAGATTTTTATGATATCACTCCTTTAGGAACAGCTATTACAGCATGTACATTTGATTCTACTACAGGCTCTCCTACAGTGACTGTAAATAAAACAGGACATGGATTATTAACTGGAGAATATATTGTATTTAGTTCTGTGACCTTACCTGGTGGAGGGGTTACAGGATATGTTGGAGCAGATTTTACAACTAATCCATTTGAAATTATAAGTAGTACTTCTAATACATTTACTATTACCATGGCTTCCAATGAATCAGGAAGTGGTATGTCTGCACAAGGAAGTGCAACAGTAACTCCTTATGTAACTATTGGTCCACCTTTTGAAACGTATGGATATGGATTTGGAACTGGAGAATGGAATTCTTCTAGTTTTGGTTGGGGAGATGAAACAGATACAGCAGCAACCGTGTCACTCGATCCTGGCAGCTGGTCACTAGATAATTTCGGACAAATTTTAATTGCGACGATTACTAAAGGTAAAACATATACATGGGATCCTTCTGCTGCAAATAGATTAGAAACAAGAGCTACAGTTATGTCGGGAGCTCCGACGAAAACAACTCAAACATTAGTGTCTGATAGAGATAGACATTTATTCCATTTTGGAACGGAAACTACGATTGGAGATGTTTCTACTTTTGATCCTATGTTTTTTAGATTTTCTAATCAAGAAGACTATAATACCTATACTCCGACTGCAACTAACACTGCAGGATTTATTAGACTAGATACGGGAAATAAAATTATAGGTGCCATTCAAGGAAAAGATTATGTCTTTGCTTTAACCGATCAAGCGGCTTACGTTATTCAATATGTAGGTGCACCTTTTACTTTTTCTGTTAGACAAGTAGGAACAAACTGTGGATGTATTGGTCAACATGCAATGGTGTACGCACAAGGATCTGTATTCTGGATGGGATATGGAGGAGGCTTCTTTATGTTTGATGGTACGGTAAAACAAATTCCTTCATTAGTAGAAGATTATGTATTTAAGAATGGTGTAACAGGTAATCCTGGTATTAATTATGATGCAGGAGAACTTATTTATGCCGGCCACAATAGTTTATTTAATGAAGTAACTTGGTTCTATTCAAGTCAAACATCTCAACAGATTAATAGATCCGTCACTTTTAATTTTGCAGAAAATACTTGGGTGACTTCATCGTTAGCAAGAACTACATACGATGATGCACAAACTTATGATTTACCTTATGCGACTAAATATAATAAAACCGGAACACCTACGTTTCCTACCATTAATGGTGTGACTAACTCTAATGGAGCCAGCATTTATTATGCTCATGAAACAGGAACCAATGAAGTAGATACTCAAGGAAATGAAACAGCCATACCTGCTTTTATACGATCAGGAGATTTTGATATATCGGAACAAGGAAGGGCAGGTGATGGTCAACTTATTATGCGAGTTAGAAGATTTGTACCAGACTTTCAGAATTTATCTGGTAATGCAAAAGTAACATTATTTATAAGTGACTATCCATCAGAATCACAAAGGAGTGCATCTACTGGTCCATTGATTACTGGGCCATTTACGGTTAGTACTTCTACTACGAAAGTAGACACTAGAGTCAGAGGAAGATTAGTAAGTGTTAAAATTGAAAACGATGCTATTGATCAAACATGGCGTTATGGAACTTTACGTTTAGATATTGAAGCAGGAGGAAGAAGATAATGGCAAAGATTACAGCGTATGTACCAGAACCAGCTATAGAGTACAATGTAGATAATCAACGTCAAGTATTACAAGCTTTAGATACTACTAAACAACAATTAAATACTTCGTTTCAAGAAGATCTAAAACAAGAGATGCAACGATTTGCATGGTTTATGTCCGGGAGTAAATGCTAATGTCTTGTAATAATGTCAATGTAGAACCTACAGTTATTGGTGGTGGAAATGGATCAAATGCTTATGATGCATTTGGAAGATTAAGAGTTTCTAATCCATTTACTATTTTTGATAGTTCAAATGTAATGTCAAAAAATAATCTTTTTGATGAATCTTTAA